CGCATGGACACGGCAAGCCAGAAACACGCATACGAAACACTAGCCCGCAACAAAGGACCGGAATACGCAAACCGGGTGCGCGCCGCAAATGGGCTCACCCGCAAGTTGCTGGACCAAAACGGTATGACCTACTCGCAAATCAGGGGCGACAAATGATCCCATCCAACGATCAGATCCTACTCATATCCGGCTGGATAGTCGGAGCCCTGCAAATGCTGGCTGTGTGCGTCTACTGCGCGAAAGTGGGGAAGTGATGCGAGCGATTGTCTACAACGCACAGCAACTCCCCGCTATTGAAGAACAGGCACGCTTGTTTGCAAAAGCCAAGCTCACATCAGGCCAGCGAGTTGTCTACAAGGTCGAAGAAGAAACCCGGCGCGACAGCCAGAACCGCAAGTTTCACGCGATCTGCGGCGACTTGGAGAAGTCTGGATTGAAGTGGATGGGAAAGCCTCGCAGCGCAGCGCAATGGAAGGTTCTTCTCGTGTCCGGCCATGCCGTAGCGACCAAGGAAGAAGCCGAGGTCATTCCTGGCCTTGAAGGTGAGTTCATCAACGTGCGTGAGTCAACGGCATTGATGAGCGTTCGCCGTGGTGCAAGCCTGATCGAGTACGCGCTTGCGTTTTGTGCGCTGCACAAGGTTCCAACGATTGATGAGGTCTACGCATGATCCAACAAGGCCGCAAATACCAGCACGGCACCATCGAAGTAATTGCCCTTGAGTCGGCAAACACAGGGCACGTCAAGGTAGCGCCAATCCAGTGGCCGTTTCTTGGCATGTCCTACCTAACCCGGGTGGACTCGCTCAAGAAGATGCCGCAGAAGTACTTGCAAGGGGCGGTTGAGTGAAATGCGTTCGCTGCGGCAAACCTTTGATTGCCCCGTCTGTTACTGTCATGACAAGATCAGGCCCGCAAGCATGGGGACCAAAATGCGCAAAGCTGGCTGGTTTTGTCGAGCCTTCATTGTCAAAAGTGAAGCAATCAGAACACACAAAAGACCCAAGGCAAATGGATCTGATATGAAACAAAAGAAATGCAAAGCCAAAGGCTGCGGCGTCGTGTTCTCTCCTGCCAGGCCCATGCAATGCGTTTGCTCTCCTGCTTGCGCTCAGTTGCTAGCCAGGGCGAAGACAGAGCAGGCAGAGACAAAGCAGCGCCAGGAACAGCGCAAGGCAGACCGAGCCAAGCGAGAAAAACTCAAGACCCGTTCAGATTGGATAAAGGAGGCTCAACGTGAGTTCAATAGGTTCATTCGCCTTCGCGACAGCGGCAAACCTTGCGTATGTTGCGGTTCACATTTGGGTGACGGTGATGTTGGGGGGGCGTTTGATTGCGGTCACTACCGCAGTGTTGGCAGCGCACCTCATTTGCGTTTCGATGAACGTAATGCTCATGCTCAAAGAAAGCAATGCAACCGATACGGGTCTGGCCGTGCTGTGGACTACAGGATTGGTCTTGTTGCCCGTTATGGACTTGCTTTTGTTGAAGGGCTTGAACGGGACCAATCCCCCAAGCACTACACCATCGAAGACCTAAAGCACATCAGAGACACATACAGAGCCAAGTGCAAAGAGCTAGAGAAGGAACAAGGATGATTGACGAAGCAACGCAAACAACCGAAGCAAGCCTTGATGCACTCCTAGTGATCTGGCACACATGGGCAAGTTCTGAGCAAGTCGGGCAGGGCTACCCATCAGAAGCCGCAGGGATGAAGTTCTACCGCGTGTCCAGGCAGTACGACACCGACAATGGTGCGTTAGATGGTGACGTCGATGCAGAACTAGGTGCGGCTGTCGATTCTGTCGTCCAGTCCCTCCAAGATCCGTACAAGACGGCCATTCATATCAACGCCAAGAACCTCAAAACCGGAGTTCACGCTTGGGGCTCCCGTCGCCTTCCATTTGACCCGGTAGAACGAGCCAAGATCGTTGCCGAGGCCAGAGCCAAGACGACCAGATTGCTTCAATCTCGCGGATTGATGTAAAAAGGTGTTGACACTGTGAAAAAACACAGATAAATTGCGCGTACGGACAAGTGCGTCCAAACAACCCGCCCTGAGCAATCTCGGCGGGTTTTGCTTTATGACCCGGCGTCTTTCGGTCAATTCGCCTTTCAGCCGTTAGCGATAGCACTGCCGGGTCACCAATTAGCCACCGTTTCGGTGCGATCAAGGCGCAATGCCTAAAGCCCGCACCTAGGTGCCGTGTAGGGAGCACGAAAACAGTCTCACACACCCCGACGCATAGGGAATCGCCCTACTCATGCTCCCCGAGCAGGGAAAGAGGCGGGCGGGGATCTTATCGGCGAACTATCCGCAAGGACTCGCAGCAATCATGTATCCACCAGAGACAAGGGACGAGATCCTAAAACGCATTGCCGATGGCGAGAGCTTGAGGGCGATTTGCAGTGATGGCGGAATGCCTGACAGGTCAACCGTTGAAAACTGGCTGCAAGATGACGCAGACTTTTCCGCCAAGTACGCGCGCGCACGCGAAGCGCAGGCCGATGGGATCTTTGATGGAATGGCGGACATTGAGGCGCGTGTCTCTGTTGGTGATCTTCGCCCTGATGCTGCGCGTGTTGTGCTTGAGTCGCAGAGGTGGAGAGCTGAAAAGCTGAAGCCCAAGGTGTACGGCTCAAAGACAAGTGTCGAGGTTTCTGGCAGTTTGCACCTTAAGAGCGACGAAGAACTAGACCGAGAGATCGCAGCAAAGAAAGCGGCTTTAGGTCTGACGTGAGTCGCGCTGACAAACTGGCCTTGCTGGCGCTGCTTGAGGAAAAAGAGCGCAGAGCGCAGGCCAACCGATACAAGACGCAGTTCAGCCTGTTGTATCGCTGGCAGCTTGAGTTCATCGCGTACACCAAGACGTTTACGCAGGTTTGCCTGATTGCGGCTAATCGGATTGGCAAGACGTGGACCGGCACATATGTGGATGCGATCCATGCGCTAGGCGACTACCCGGAAGGGTGGGTAGGGTATCGGTTTGACCATCCACCGTTGATATGGTGCTTGGGCTATTCGGGCGAAAAGACCCGCGATCTGTTGCAGGCCCCGATTGTCGGACGCAAGAACGGCGACACGTTTGAGGGCGGTCTGATCCCGGCTGATCGGATAGTTGGCTATGAGTCAATGACCGGCACGCCGAATGCGCTTCGGACTGTTTTGGTCCGTCATTCAAGTGGTGGCGTGGCTCGGCTTCAGTTTTGGAGCTACAGCCAGGGCCAACACGCTCTGATGGGCGATGGCGTTGACTGGTATCACATTGACGAAGAGCCACGAGACGCAACGATTTTCCCTCAAGTGCTTGTCCGTACTGCGTCAGGGGACAAAGGGCGGGGCGGTCGAGGCATCTTGACGTTCACCCCTGAGAACGGACGCACGGATCTGGTTATCCAGTTCATGGACACACCAAGCCGCGCACAGATTTGCATGCAAAAGGGTTGGGACGATGCGCCACACCTTGATGCAAAGGTGAAAGAAGACTTGCTTGCTAGCTTCCCGGCTCATCAGCGGGACATGCGGACAAAGGGCATACCAATGCTAGGCCATGGCCGGATCTACGACATCGCAGAAGACAAGATTACATGCGAGGCGTTTGAGATACCAAGGCATTGGGCCGTCATTGATGGCATGGACTTTGGTTGGGATCACCCTCAAAGCCAAGTGCAACTTGCATGGGACCGTGAAAACGACATGTTCTATGTGACGCACGCATGGAAGAAGTCGCAAACCAGCCCGATTGAGGCTTGGGGAGCGGTGAAGAGTTGGGCTAAAGGCGTTCCAACTGCATGGCCTGCTGACGGCTTGCAGACGGAAAAGGGCGGGGCCAAAGAGGTCAAGAAATACTACGACGAAGCGGGTTTCACGCTTTTGTCAGAGCACGCAACGTGGCCCGATGGTGGAAACGGTGTTGAGGTCGGCCTGATGGAAATCAGAGACCTGATGCTAAAAGGCAAGTTCAAGGTTTTTGCTGGCCTGCGTGACTGGTTTGACGAGTTCTTGCAGTACCACCGAGACGAAAACGGAAAGATCAACAAGGTAAAAGACGACTTGCTAGACGCTACTAGATACGCCTACATGATGAGGCGCTACGCAGTGTCTAAGCGCGATACCGAATCAGTTGCACAAATCGAGCAAATCACACCAAACGAAGACGGCTTCTATTTCTAAGCATGACAACACTTGATAACTACTCCGCATTGGCAAGCCTGCTAGAAGGCCGTCTTGTCGATTGGGAAAAGGCGCGTTCGCCTCAAGAGTTGAAAATGCTTGAGTGCTACCAAGACGTCATGCGCATTCCACGCGATGACGACACCAAGGGCACAGGCGCAGCGAAGGCCAAGAAGGCGGGCGGCTTGTTCATTGGATCGACTCGCAACAAGGTCAGATCAGCCCGCGCCAAAATCAACGACGCCTTGTTTGGCAATGGCCTGCTGCCTTTCGATACCGAGCCAACCAATGAAGAGTTGGCTGAGTACTCTGATGCAGTCGAGGATATCCTGACTGAGCAGTTTGACCGCATGGGCTTGAAGTCCCTGCTCAAAACTGGCGTCAACACGCTCGCCACATACGGCACAGGATTCATCTTCGGTCCGTTCGTGCGCAAAGAGTGCCTGTACGAGACAAGCGCTGACAACTCGGCTGGCTTCACGCAGTTGGTCGAGCAAAAGTACGAGTTTGACTCGCCGTACTTCGATCTGGCTAGCACGCTTGACGTGTATCCAGACCCAGAGGCCCGCGACGTTGAGTCTGGTTTGGGCGTGTTTTGGATGACCATGGAGTCGCCACACACAATTGCAGCGTGGAAGAACGACAAGGCTTACAAGAACGTAGATCAGGCGCTGACCGGCCCCGGTGATCGCGGGCAAGAGCCAGGATCGGACACGGCGGGCAAGTTGCGCGGCAATGTCGAGTTTTGGCATACAAACGAGCGCATTAAGGTTGCCCGATTCTTTGGCAAGGTTCCGGCGTCAATGCTCAAGGAATCCAGCCAAGAAAACGAAACAGAAACCGCAGCCGATGAGGCAGGCGAAGGCGATCTAGTTGACGCCATCGTGATCATGGCAGGCGGCGTCGTCGTCAAGGCTGACGAGAGCCCATACAGCGGCAAGAGCGCTGCAATGCGCTGCTTGTATGAGGCCATCGAGCATGAAATGTGGGGCGTTGGCGTTGCTGAGAACAATGCGCCGCACCAAAAGGTAACGAATGCCGCTTTCCGCCTGTTCATGGAAGGCAAGGGCATGGCCCTGCTTGGCACGTCGACAGTAGACCGCTCCAAGTTCATGGCAACTGAGGATTTCCGCAAGTTCCCCGGCAAGGTCTACCAAATGAAGCCCGGTCTGTCGCCTGAAGAGCGCAAGACGGCCATCATGTACAACCCTGAGCCTGACGTTACGGGCGGCTGGCTTGATGTGATTCGCGTCTCTGAGCAGTTCTCAGACGACGACACAGGGATCACGAAGTACACCCAAGGCGATGACGCAAGCCACCTGAACAAGACGGCAACAGGCATCAGCATGATCATGTCGGCATCTAGCTTGCCGATCAAAGAGGTCATTCAGAACATTGACGAGCTTTGGATTGAAGAGATTGTCGAGCGGACGATTGAATGGGACTTGAAGTACCTCGAAGTTGAGACAGTCCAAAAGATCCACGGTGACAAGATTGCGCAAATCTGGCAACAGATCAAGCAGTTTGGCAAAACTTCATTCATGGAGTGGAAGGCAACCGGCGTTTCATCCTTCATGCAAAAAGAAGTGCTGACGAACAAGATGCGCGCCTTCTCTGAGTTTGCTTTGTCGAACCCTGCAACAGCCCCATTGATTGACGCACGCGAGTTGCTTCAGCAAACATGGGATGTGATGGAAATTGGCCGCGAGTCCCCAATCATTGAGGATGACAAGGCCGACTCTTTGCCGCCTCAAGTGCAGATGCAAATGAAGCAGATGCAAGACCAGATCGAGCAAATGAGCCAAGCGCTAGAGGCTGGCGCGGACCACATCGAAGAATTGCGCAAGAGCCAACAGGTTAACCAGTTCAAGGCAGAAACAGAGCGCTTGAAGGTCGTCATCCCATATTTGGAGGCAAATGAGCTGATTGCTGTTGCGCAAACTGTAGGCATCCAGGCCATGCAAACGCCCGACATTGCGCCTCCAGATTACGAGCAGTCAGAGCCACCAGAGTCAGTGCCAGAAATGCCGATTGAGGCGCAAGAGTACGGCCCTCCACCAATTGAAGAACCACAGCCAGAACAACCCGCACAAGCGGGTTTTTTTACGCCTGAGCAGGATCAAACACCATGAATATCGTCTATCTAGGCGCACCGATTACGGTCAACCTTTCTGTTGGTCAGACCATTGCTATCAACACGACTGGAACTGCCGCGGTTGAATGCGTTTCAGGTCTTGGCCTGACTGCTGGCGCAACCATCGGATCAATTCATGGTTCGGCTACTTATGGCCCGTTCAGCGCGGTTGGTGTTGCGCGAATTACAGCAACGGTGCGTGATGGCGCGTACGAGGTGTCAGACGGGCAACCAATACCAATCGATACCGCGCTGGCGGCATCCGGCCAAACGGTGCTGGACGATGCGAGCCGGGATGTGTTGGGTAACTCCATTTCGATCTTTTCGCCACCGACATCTGATACGGCTGGCATCTTGATTGCAGCCTACGCGGCAAAAGTCGCGGGCGGTGGGCTTGTCCAGTTGCCAGATGCAGCTATTGCCTTAGATGCTCCGATCCCGTTGTATAACGGCGTTAAGTATCGCGGTGCAGCAAAAGTTGTGACGTTCCCCGGCATCCCTGACGGGCGGATGATCCCATCTAGCGGGACAATCCTAACTGGCAACGGTACGTTTCCAGCGTTCGCTCTCAACGATTCTGACTTGGCCTCGCCTCTAGCAAACAGTGCTGCATTCTCTTCTGCTGGCGTTGTTGATTGCGGAATCAGCGATGTGATTCTGGACGGGTTTAGCTTCGGGGTCAAAGCCGGTGCGAAATACAACCCATCGTGTTGGTGGTCCGCGTTTGAGCGGATCAAGGTTCTGAATTCGACGCAATGGGGTGTGTGGTTTGAGAACTTCCAGCACTGCGTTTTCAACGACATCATTACGATTGACGGCGCAGTGGGCCAGCAGCATTACGGTGCATCCGGTGGATCGTCGGGCGGTTTGCTTCTGATCCCTGGCAACTCCGACATGCGCGGCATCTATGCCAGTATTTCAGGATCTCTTGGCCTGCGAACTCGCGGCATCCGTTTTAACGCTCGTGGCGCTTATGCAAACAGCCTGAACGACATCAACTGCACGTCCATTCAGAGCAACCGTACCGGCACAGGCTCAACGACCCCGCTATCCCAAACAGCCACGATTCCGGCATCCGGCACAGACATTACCGTCACAGATGGTTCTAAGTTTGTTGTGGATCTGCCAGTTGTGTTCTCTTCGTCAGGGTCTGGATTGTACCAGTACCAGACCTATTTCGTCCAATACGTCAGCGGCAACACCATCCGGGTAGCGCACACGATGGGCGGT